CATCCTCGTTGTGGCGCTGGCCCAGCTGAACCGCAACGCTGCACGGGCAGAGCCGTCCAACGCGGATCTGCGTGAATCCGGCCAGATCGAGCAGGACGCGGATGCCATTTTGCTGCTGTCAGCTGACGGTGACACCTATTTCAGCCGCCTGACCAAAAACAAAGAGGGCCGCGTGGGCAATGCCGGGCTGGAATTTGACAAGATGACGCAGCACTTTACTTGTGTGACCGCAAATTAACAAACAGCCGCCCGGCGGGGCGGTATAGGAGATAAACAAAAATGGATAAGGTAAGATTGATTAGCGCAAAGGCCGTGGAGGGTGAGCTGATTAGAGAGGCTGGCAGCATCAAAGCCAAAAACCGCTTTGACAAAGGGGAAAGCTGGGGCTTTGAACTTGCTGCAAAGATGGTTTCTCGCTTTCCTCCTATTGACCCGGAAACCTTGCGGCCTGTGGCCCGGAACAATAATCAAGAATCTGCAGCGTGTGACGAATTTGTTTGCAGCGCGTGCGGCATCCACCTTGAAAGCTGGGTAAAGGTGGACATTGATAACACCGATGAATGGGAGATTTCCGAGTACGAGTTTAAGTATTGCCCGAACTGTGGCGCACGTTTGGAGGACTGAATCATGAGAACTATTGACGCTGACACCTTCAAAGCTGAACTGCTCAATGCTGCGGATTTGCTTGAACACACGACCGTCCAGCCTTTTGATGTTGGGTATATTCTTAGAAATATTGCAAGGGTGCTCGATCAATGGCCAACCGTAAAGCAGGAAGGCCTTGAGCCGGATTGGATCAAGACGGCAGAGAGAAAACCCACCGAGGACGATGCAAACGAGGACGGCTGCGTCCTGAGCATCAACATGAACCGTGGAGATCTGAATACAACAAATTGGCCATGGAACATGGTGGCGGCGTTCCCGAAAAATCTCCCTGTTTGGATGCCGTTGCCTAAAAAGCCAAATCTGGAGGGCGTGAAAGATGGACTGTAATTCTTGCGGGGTACGCTTTCGGTGCCCTCTGGCAGCTGAACCCGGCTCTTTGGCGTGTACATTCACGTTGTTCATGTACGGCGGGGAGGAAAGGCCATACCAGACACCCGGCACGCCCAAGTTTTGCCCGATCTGCGGGAAACCGTTGAAGGTCATTGGCACCGAGCGCTTTTGCAACAACGTCCAGTGCGAAAACAGATATATTCCTATGAGGAGAACAGATCATGAATGAGAAAGAACGTCAGAATGCAGCTGACATGAAAGAGGCCCGCGCAAAGCTGCTTGAATGTTTTCCCGGTAGCTTTATCAACAGCCGGGACGAGTTTATTGCCCACCCGCGCACGAACCAGTATTTTATCCTGCGGGACTGTAAGACCGTTGAAGCGGTCGAGGCAAAGATGCTGGAATACCTTTCGCGGCCCGCGTTCAAAACGCAGCCGTATTCTCAGGAATGGAGAAACAGGCGGTTTCATGAGTTTATGCTGGCCGGCGTCAATGCTTTTCTGGACACCGATTTTTCAGAGGATGACATGGAGTTGATTTATACCTACATGGGATGTGGCATCAAGCACAGCCTGATGCTGGACTTTATCGGTCACGATATGAGCATGAAGTGGCTGAGAGGCCGCGTTGCTGAAAGCGGGAAGGAGAGCAAACAGTGAATGCAGCATACATGGCGCTTGTTGTGATGGCGTGGGCCGCTGCCATTGGCGTGGCCGGGAGCGTTGCATTTGCCATCATTGTTGCGGCGCTGGAGATCTACAAGGGGTATTTTAAGCACTGGTAATGGAGAGCAGCATGGAATTTCCAAACAAAAAGTATTCCGTCATATACGCAGACCCACCATGGAGCTACCGGCAGAAAGGGGCCAAAGGCAAGAAACAGGGATATGCAGCGCAGCATTACAACACCATGACCACCGAGGACATTTGCACGCTGCCTGTTCACCAGCTTGCGGGGGGGGGGCTGCCTATTATTCATGTGGGCGACGTTCCCGACACTCCCGGACGCGCTTAGAGTTATGGAGGCGTGGGGGTTTACTTACAAGACTGCCGCCTTTGTCTGGGTTAAGAAATACAAGTGCGGTAAAAATTTCGTTGGAATGGGCGCATACACGAGGGCAAACGCGGAAATCTGCCTGCTGGGCGTGACACCGGACTTCCGGGCAGGCACCCAGATAAAGAGCCGCTGCGTGCAGCAGATCATTGAGGCACCTATACAGGCGCACAGTGTAAAGCCGGACGAAACCCGGCGGCGCATTGTGGAACTGCTGGGGAATGTGCCCCGCATTGAACTTTTTGCCCGGCAGCGTGCGCCCGGCTGGGACGCATGGGGAGATCAGACCCCGGAGGATGGCGACCCGAATATTTAACAACAGGATCACGAAAGGGGAAAACGTCCGATGACCTATGAAGAAAAAAAGGAATGGCTGCGGCGGTATCGCAAGGCTGCACGGCTAGAGAGAATGAAGTTGGACGAGGTGGAGCAGTACCGCGCTGCTGCCGAGCACGTTACACAGGTATTGTCCGGGATGCCCGGCGGGGCCGGTGACGGTCAGGCACTGCCCAGAGCGGTGGAGCGTATCATGGATGCCATGCAGGAGGCAAACGCTCAGGTCATGGAGTGCCAGCAGATCCGCAAGGAGGTTATGGACGCCATGGCCCAGACTGTTGATATACAAGATTATGGCATCCTGTATATGCGGTATATTGATGGTCTGAAGTGGGAGCACATTGCCGTCAAGATCGGGATGGACGTGAGCCGAGTATACCGGCGGCATAAGGACGCGGTGAAAGCACTAGACATTCCAGAAAGCCAGTGAGCGCACTGTTTCGCACTGTTTTTGATGTAAGACGCACTGTTTCGCACTGTTTTGGGGACAATGCGCACTGTTTCGCACTGTTTCCGCTATGGTATCATTACGCTGCAAGAGCCGCAAGGAATTGGAGAGCATCCAACACCCTGCGGCTTTTGTATTGCCCGGCTGCGACAGGGGAACGCACGTCACTATCCAAAGCCTGAATGTACCAGCTGGGCAATTCTTATTTTGTTATCCGTGGCACTGTTGGGGCCTGCACCCCGGCGGGGCTGCTGGATATATGCGGGCTGCATCATCTCCCCAAGTGCGTGGCAGCATTGCCAAGCGGGTTCCTTACCATCCTGCCCAGTAAGCTGCTGTTGTGGGCAGCTGCGCACCGTCAATGGAGGCCAGACCGTGAAGGATTTTGCACAAGGATTTTACAAGAGCAAGGCATGGCAGCGCTGCCGTCAAGGGTATGCTGCCAGCGTGGGCGGGCTGTGTGAGGAGTGCCTGCGGGAGAATAAGATCACCGCGGGCGAGATCGTACACCACAAGATCCACCTGACACCGGACAACATCAATGATCCTACTGTGTCCCTGAATTGGGACAATCTGGAATTGGTGTGCCGGAGTTGCCACCTGAAACTGCACGGGAACACAAAGCGGTATTCCGTTGACCCGCTGGGCCGCATAATTCCGCGCTGACCCTCCCCCCTATCAGACCGAAAAAATTGAGGCCAGGAGACCGAGGGGCAAGGTTCATTTTTCCTCTCTCGTGTGCGCGGGAATTTTTTTGGAAAGGAGTTTGCACGAAAATGGCAAGAAAAGCCACGACTTACGCCAAGTTGCTCAAAATGGCCAAGAGTTACGGCGTGGAAAAAAATGAGCTGTTCGTGCAGGCTGCCGAACAGTATGACACGCAAATGCGCGTGATCCAGAGCATCAAGGACGCACTGGATGCAGCGGAAAACCTGACCACCTCGAAAGAGTACGTCAAGGGCCGTGAGAACGTCTATGCAAACCCGCTGGTCAAAGAACTGCCCAAGCACGCGGATTCCGCCAACCGCACCCTGCAGGTCATGCTCACGATCATCAAGGATCTGGGCAAGCCTCCCGCACCCAAGGACAGGCTGACGGAGATGCAGGAAGATGGATAACTACCTGCTGGCTTACTATCAGGCCATCGAAAACGGCAGCATTGTGGTGGGCAAGTGGATCAGGCTGTTTTACCGCTATCTCATTGAGGGACTTCAAAAGCAGTCCTTTTTCTTTGACCAAAAACGGGCAAACAAGGCGATCCGGTACATTGAAACGTTTTGCCATCACTGCGAGGGCCGCTCTGATACCATCAAGCTGGAACTGTGGCAAAAGGCTTTTGTTTCCGTGGTGTTTGGCATCATGGATGGCATGGGCAACCGGCAGTTTCGTGAGGTTATCCTGATTGTGGCCCGCAAAAACGGCAAAACGCTTTTTGCCTCGGCCATCATCAGCTATTGCACCTTCCTTGATGGTGAGTATGGCGCAAAGACATACTGCGTGGCCCCTAAGCTGGATCAGGCAGATCTGGTGTATGAGGCTTTTTATCAATCCACCATGGCAGAGCCGGAACTTGCCCGCCGCCTTAAAAGGCGCAAGTCTGACCTGTATGTAGAGAGCACCAACAGCAGCGTCAAAAAAATTGCATTCAACGCCAAAAAGTCCGATGGTTTCAACCCATCCCTGACCGTGTGCGATGAAATTGCATCATGGCCGGGAGATCAGGGCCTGAAACAGTACGAGGTTATGAAAAGCGCCCTCGGCGCACGCCGTCAGCCGCTGATCCTGAGCATCAGCACGGCAGGCTACATCAACGAGGGCATATATGATGAACTGATAAAACGTGCCACCCGCTTTCTGCTGGGCGATTCCAGAGAGGCCCGGCTGGCACCTTTTTTGTACATGATCGATGATATCGAAAAATGGAACGATATCAACGAATTGCGAAAGAGCAACCCCAATCTGGGTGTGTCCGTGTCCGTGGACTACCTGCTGGAAGAGATTGCAATAGCTGAGGACAGCCTGAGTAAACGGGCTGAGTTTATCGTCAAGTATTGCAATCTCAAACAAAGCAGCAGTCAGGCGTGGCTGCCCACTGAGGCTGTGGTCAAGTGCTGCACCACTGATCCGCTGCGGCTGGAGGACTTCCGGTCAACCTATTGCGTGGGCGGCATCGACCTGAGCCGTACCACCGACCTGACCGCCTGCGTGGCCATCATCGAGCGGCGCGGCAAACTCTATGTTTTCGCACACTTTTTTATGCCAGCGGAAAAGCTGGAGGAGGCCACCGCCCGCGATGGCCTGCCATACGCCATCTATGTGCAGCGCGGATGGCTGACCCTGAGCGGAGAAAACTTTGTGGACTACCACGACTGTTTCAACTGGTTCAGGATGCTCATAGAGCAGTATGAGATCTACCCGCTAAAAGTTGGGTATGACCGGTACACAGCACAGTATCTGGTGCAGGATATGGCCGCCTATGGCTTCCAGATGGATGACGTTTTCCAAGGTTTCAATCTTACGCCGGTGATCCGGGAAACCGAGGGCCTACTGAAAGACGGTGCGTTTTGCATCGGGGACAACGACCTACTCAAAGCCCACCTGCTCAACATGGGCGTAAAAACTGAGGTGGAGAGCGGGCGCATGAAGCCGATAAAAATTAGTGTCACAGATCACATTGACGGCGGCGCTGCGCTGCTGGATGCCATGACTGTGCGTCAAAAGTGGGCCGCTGAGATCGGCCAGCAGCTGAAAAACGAGGAGTAACCACATGGGACTTTTTAGCGCGATTTTTGGCAAGGCCAAAATCAATGTGCCGGATCAGGGGTTTTGGACGCTGCTGGACGGCTACACCCCTACATTTTCCAGCTGGGGCGGCGAACTGTATGAGAGCGAGATTGTGCGGGCGGCTGTCCACGCGACCGCGAACCATTGCAGCAAGCTGAGCGTCAAGGTGCTGGGCACCGGCAATCCGAAACTGCAAACGCGGCTGCGTCAGGCCCCAAACGACTGGCAGACGTGGGGACAGTTTTTATACAGGCTTTCCACTATTCTGGATATGCAGAACAACGCTTTTATTGTGCCGGTGCGCAACGAGTTTGGCGAGGTGACGGGTGTTTTCCCGGTGCTGCCGAGCTCTTGCGAAATCGTACAGTATAGCGGGCAGCCGTGGCTGCGGTACACGTTCCGCAATGGCGGGAAAGCAGCCATTGCCATGGCCGAGTGCGGGATCATGACGAAATTCCAGTACAAAAATGATCTCTTTGGCGAAAACAACCAAGCCCTGAACCCGACCATGGAACTTATCAACATCCAAAACAAGGGCATTCAGGAGGCTGTCAAAAACTCTGCGTCCTTCCGTTTTGCTGCAAAGCTGGCTAACTTTTCCAAGCCGGAGGATCTGGTCAAGGAGCGGCAGCGCTTCAACAAGGAGAACCTGAGCGGAGAGGGCGGCGGCCTGCTGCTGTTCCCGAACACTTACAGCGAGATCCAGCAGGTCAAGAGCACGCCCTTTGTGGTGAGTGCGGAGGAGATGGCGCGGATCAGAACGAGCGTGTTTGACTATTTTGGCGTAAACGAGGAAGTTCTGCAGAACAAAGCGTATGGTGACGCATGGAACGCTTTCTATGAGGGCCGGATCAAACCCTTTTCCATCCAGCTGAGCGATGTTATCAGCCGGATGCTTTTTTCTGACCGTGAACGGGCCAACGGCACCCAGCTGATGGCCACGGCCAACCGACTGCAATACATGAGCAACACCGAAAAACTCAACGTTTCGGCTCAGATGGCTGATCGCGGCATTATGAACCGTGACGAGATCCGCGAGATCTGGAACCTTGACCCTCTGCCGGATGGACAGGGCAAGGTTTACACCATCCGCGGAGAGTATTACCTGCTGAACCAAGACGGCAGCACAACCAAGAAGGGAGATGACCTCACAAGTGGAGCAAAGTGAGAAGATGGCTGCAAAGCTGAACGGCGGGCGTGAATATCGCAATATGCGGCTGTCCGTCCGCTCTGCGGAGCAGGACGCTGGTGCCGATCAGGCCCAGCAGATGATTGTGGAGGGGTACGCTACCACGTTCAACGAGCAGTATACCCTCTACGATGGCCGCTATTACAAAATCGTTGAGCAGATTGACCCTCATGCCTTTGACGAGTGCGACATGAGCGATGTTATTATGCAGTACGATCATGAGGGCCGGGTTTATGCCCGCACCAAAAACAACACACTGACACTCGCCACGGACAGCACCGGCCTGAAAGTGACCGCAGATCTCGGCGGCACCGAGTTGGGCCGTCAGCTCTATGACGAGATCCGAAATGGTTATACCGACAAAATGAGTTTCGGCTTTATTGTCGGTGAAGATAAGCGCGAGGAAACGCACGACCATGTGAACGATGTGACCACCGTGCTGCGCACCATTACCAAAATCACGAAACTGTACGATGTGAGCGCCGTGAGCCTCCCGGCAAACGATGCCACATCGATCAGTGCCCGAAAATACTCTGACGGAGTGATCGAGGGTATTAAAGCGGAGCGACTGGAAAGGGCAAACCATATCAGACGCATCAACCTGAAACTGTTTGGAGTGTGAACAAAATGAAGAAAATTTCCGAGATGAACATGGAAGAACTGGAAACCCGCTCTGCTGAGATCCGTGATCTGGTCAAGGAGCCGGACGCTGATCTGGAGGCGCTGGAGAAAGAAGCTGACGAGATTGCCCAGCGTATGAAGCAGTTCAAGGGGGAGCAGCGCCGCCGCAGCATTGCCGCCAAGGTGGCCGGTGGCGCTGGCACCCCAACCGAGAACCCCGCCGCGCAGTCTGGTGACGAGGCCCGCGCCGCACAGTTCTATGAGAGCCGCCGCGGCGTAATCTCCTGCGAGGAAACCCGCAGCACTCTGATGAGCACCGGCAATCTGGTGGCCCCCACCGGCGTGTCCGGCATCAATGACATTGTGGGCGCTAAGGTGTCCAGCATCATTGATCTGGTCAAGGTGGTGAACTGCGAGGGCATGACCGCAAACCGTGTTGCCTACGTCAAGGAGGACATTGGTGCCGCTGACACTCAGACCGAGGGCGAGGAGAGCAGCGAGAAAGAGCCCACCTTTGACTTTGTGGATATCAAGCCCACCTCTGCGCTGGTCATGTCCTACATCAGCAAGCAGGTACGCAAGCAGAGCCCGCTGCAGTATGAGGCCAAGGTGCGCGAGCAGGCCATGATTGGTCTGCGCAAAAAGGCCGCGCTGATCGTTACCAATGGCCTCAAAACCAGCAATCTCGTCACCAGCGTGACCGGCAAGGTGGACAGCGCCAAGAAGGGCGTTATTGATGCCACCACCCTGCGCACCATTGCGCTGGCTTACGGCGGTGACGAGAGCGTTGTGGGCGGCGCTGTCCTTTTCCTGAACAAAAAGGATCTGATGGCCTTTGGCGATATCCGCGGCACGAATGAGAAAAAGCCCGTCTATGAAATCACCCCGGACACCGGCAATCCCAACACTGGTGTTATTAAGGACGGCGGCCTGTCCGTGCGCTACTGCATCAGCAGCAACCTGACCGCGTATAACGGCACCGCCCAGACCTCCGCTGCACAGAAAACTATGTTTTATGGTGTGCCTACCGCCATCGAGCTGGATCTGTTCAGCCCCTACGAGATCGCGGTTTCTAATGACTTCAAGTTTAGCAGCGCCATGGATTCTATCCGCGGTGACGTTGAACTGGGCTCTGGTCTGACCGTGCAGGGTGGCTTTGTGGCCCTGTCTATCCCGGCCAACGGCTAAGTTGACGGGAGGAAATCGCCATGCTTGAGCAGGTCAAACTTGCGCTGCGTATCACAACCGGCGTGTTTGACGCAGAACTCAACGGCCTAATCTCGGCCGCGCTGGATGATCTGGCCCTTGCGGGCGTGAACTCGTGGGAGAATAGGGACAAGCCCCTTGTGATCCGTGCGTGTGTTACCTACTGCAAGGCTCACTTTGGTGAGCCGGATGGGTACGACCGCCTGAAAGCTGCCTATGATGAGCAGAAAGCCCAGTTAAAGTGCGCATCCGAGTATACAGACTGGGAGTGATCGCGTGAAACGATATGTAGAGGCAACCCTTATCAAAGAGGAGTTGACCAAAGACGAGAATTTTGAGCAGAAGCAGACCAACACCGAGCAGACCGTCATTGGCACGCTGTCCAGCGTGTCAGCCTCGGAGTTTTATGCTGCTGCCAATACCGGATATATGCCGGAGATCGTGCTCAAAATTTACGAGCAGGAATACTCCCGGCAGAAAAAAGTGCGGGTGAACGGTGTCCAGTATACCGTCATCCGCACTTATTTGTCCGGTGACTTTATCGAGCTGCACTGTCAGCGGAAAGGTGCGGACGAAAATGCCTAATCCACCGAGCGGCATGAAGATCACCAAAAACGGTGTGACCTACAAGTCCAGCATTGACCGCACAAAATACACCATCCGCGAACTGAGCCGCGCCGCCTTGCGTGACGTGGGCAAGTATGTAGTCCGTCAGACACGCACGTTGTCCCTTGCGCGGCCTCACATGGGCCGCCTGACGATCAAGTCCCGTTTTTACGGCAAAGGCGGGGCTTTTTCGTACTGGGTGCGCAAAAAGGAAACGGATCTGCAGGTGGGTATCAAGCACAACACATGGTATGGCGTGCTGCAGGAACTGGGGGACGGAAACCAGCCCCGCAAGAGCATCCTGACCAGTGCCGTGCAGCAAAACATTGACGAGATCCGGCGCATCGAGGGCCACTATCTGTCCGCTGTGGAGGACGAAAACCGCGCCCTCGGTCTGATCGATGAGGAGGAAATGCAACCAGATGGCAGCGAATGAAACCGCTTTTGAACTGTTCAAGCGGGCGATTGGTGGAAAAATCACCGAGATCACCGGCCTGAACGATGTTTTTTATGAGCGCAGCAAGGATGCCGGTTATCCCCGCATCAGCTACACGGCCACTGTCTGGGTGTCCGGTGCCCTGCTGAAAGGCACTCTTTCCTGCATCATTGCAGGGAATGGCAACGCTGCAGAGGTTGACAACCTGCAGCAGAAGCTGCTCACCGAACTGAGCGAGTTTTCTTCCTACTCTGATGATCTCTTTTACTACCTCCACGAGGGCCATGCAGGCCCCGTGGAAGAATCAGACAAGACGGTGCGCCGCCGTCTTGTTACTTTTGATTTTGACGTTATGGGAGGTTAAACCATGGCACTTTTTAACCATAAGCGCATGACCGGCCAGACCACGGAAACCAAGGAAAAGCTGCTGCTGGGTGCTGGCATCTACGTGAAGGGCTTTGACCCTAAGACGGATACCTATGAGAGCATCCGCAAGAGCAATAAATGCTTGGGTGCCACCACCGGCGGCGGCACCTTTACCGCCTCCAAGGTGGGCCACTATCTCCAGATCGATGGTGCCCCGGAGAACACCAAGGGCAATTACATCCTCGACTACTGGGCGGCAAAGATGCAGGCAACCCTGCAGGAGATCACCGCGGAAAACTTTCAGCTGGCCCTTGCTGCGGCAAAGATCGCCGCTGAGGACGATATCACCGGCTATGACGTAATCCAGCCCAAGGGCGAACTGGACGACACCGACTATACTGACAGCCTGTCTTTCGTGGGCCGTCTGAGCGGCAGCGAGAAACCGGTTATCATCACCATTTTCAACGCATTCAACACCGGCGATCTCTCTATCAACCCGCAGGACGGCAAGGAGGGCACGCTGGCTCTGGATCTCGATGCCAACTATGACGCGGACGATCTGGAAACCCCGCCCTTTAAGATCTATTATCCCAAGGCAGCATAACAGGAGGTAAAAAAACCATGAGAAAACTGAACGGCGGCGATATCTTTTCCGCATTGCGCATGATCCGGCAGATCGACTTTAAGACCCCCGTTGAGGAGATTGGCAAACAGATCTCCGCAGCCAGCACGGAGGAGGACAAGGCCGCAGCTGGCATGGAGATCATCAATATTCTGCTGGCCAACGCGACCGACACCAAGAGCGAGGAGCTGATTTTCGGTTTCCTCGCTGGCCCGTTTGAGAAGCCGGACGCGGCAGCTGTGCGCTCCATGGAGATCAACGAGTTGGCCGACAACCTGCTCACTCTGCTGCAGGAGAATGACCTGCGCGGTTTTTTCGGCAAGGTCAGGCGTTTGATCCAGACCGCCTGATAGACGCGGCCCTCCACCGTTACGGCGGCAACGTCAGCTTTCTCAACAGCTGGACGTGGGACGAGGCCGTGCGGTGGCTGTCCAAAGTTCAAGAATTTGCCACCGAGGATGCTTTGTATTTGCGCTGGTGCATCCGGTACGAGGATGTTTGCACCTTTGACGAGTTCAAGGCCGGGCTGAGATCCAACACCGAGCAGCGTGCCCCTGTGCCTGACGAGCGGGTGCAGGAGATCACCGCGGACAGCCTGAACCTGCTGCACCTGAACTGGGAGGAGGCCCCCGATGGCGAGTGGAACTGAAATCTTTCGGCTGTTTGGCTCTATCTTTATTGATACGACCGAGGCCGATAAAAGTTTAAGCAAGACAGATTCCAAGGCGAAAAAGCTGCAGGACACGCTGGGCAAGGCTGTCACCGGTGCCGCCAAAATGGCCACCGGTGTGGCTGCCAGCATCTCCGCTGCGGGTGCTGCCGTCTTTGCATTTGCAGACAATGTGGCCTCCGTTGGTGACACCATCGACAAGCAGAGCCAAAAGCTGGGCCTGAGCGCCAAGGGCTATCAGGAGTGGGAGGCCGTTCTGGGCCACTGTGGTGCGTCCATTGATTCTTTCAAGGGCGGCATGAAAACCCTGACCAGCGCGATCACCACCGGCTCCAAGTCCCAAGTGGCGGCCTTTAAGGCCGTGGGCCTGAGCATGGAGCAGGTGCAGTCCATGTCCCGCGAGGACGTGCTGAACGCTGTTATCACCGGCCTGCAGGGCATGGACGAGAGCGCAGAGCGCACATCCATTGCCACCACCCTGCTGGGGAAGGCTGCCGGTGAACTGGGGCCGTTGCTCAACACCAGCGCAGAGGACACGGCGGCCATGAAACAGGCCGTCAACGAACTGGGCGGCGTAATGAGTGACGAGGGTGTGGCCGCCTCGGCAGCATTCAAGGACGCGCTGCAGGATCTGACCACCATTGGCACCGGCCTGAAAAATGCACTGGGCACACAGGTGCTGCCGTATGTGACGGAGGCCATGACCGCCCTGACGGACGGTTTCCGGCAAGACGGCATTGCAGGTATGGAACGGGCAGCCGCTGACATTGTGGGCGGATTTACCGCAAAATTTGCGGAGAAAATCCCCGATATTGCAGCGCAGGCCACCTCTGCCGCCCAGAACTTTGCCGCCTACCTGCAGGACAATATGCCCCTGATCGTGGAGTGTGGCGGCCAGATCATCACCAATCTGGCAAACGGCATTTTTGACGCTTCCCCCTCTATCGCAGAGGCAGGCATCCAGACCGTGGCCACCCTCGTGGCTGAAATCTGGTCACACGCTGACGATATCCTGACCACCGGCGCGGATCTGCTGGGCAAGCTGATCGGCGGCCTTATCAGTGTGCTGGGCGATCTGATTGACGCAGCGGACGAAATCGCGTCCGCGATCGTCACCAAGATCATGAGCACCGACTGGGTGCAGGTGGGTAAAGATATTGTCAGCGGCATTGCCCGCGGCATCCAGAACGCGCTGCCGAACCTGACCGGCCCCCTCAACAAGTTATCTTACAAACTCAACCACGCCCTCGGCAAGGACGGGTATGCCGAGTATGATACCTATGAGGACTGGGCAAAGGCCAACGGCATCAGCACCGGCTCCTCTGGAGGATCTTCCGGCGGTAGCCATAAGGACGATAATTATTGGAAACAGTATGGTGACAGGCTGGCCAAGCAGTACGGGCTCACCGGTGGCAGTTCTTCCGGTGGATCTTCCGGCGGTTCCGGCGGCACTACCCACACCACCACAACCGGCTCCTCTGGCAGTTCTTCCAGCGGCAGCACCAAAGCCACCACCGTGACCAAGACTGTGACCGGATCGCAGACGGACGCTGCAACCACCTCGTGGAAAAATGCGTATGGCACTGTGACGCAGGCCACCAGTGAACTGACCGAGTGGATCACGGACAGCACCGGCAAGGCTTACAGCCAACTGACCAAGACCGTGACCGAAACCGGCAAAGAGCTGGTCAACGGCGTGGTAAAAAATTATCAGCTGGTGACTACTTACGTTGACGGCGTGCAGCAAAAAGCCGTCAAGGTCTACGAGGATGCCAGCAAGGTGCTGACCGGCACACTGACCACCACGTCCCAGAAAACACTTGCGGGCATCACTACCACCGTCCAGAAAGTGACAGAAACTTATCAGGACGGCAGCGAGCACGTCAAAGAAACGCACACCGAAACCGGCGAGCGGATCGTGGACGGCGTGGCCCAGACGTACACCAAAGTGACCACCTATGCGGACGGCTTTGTGGAGGATGTGAAAGAATCCGCGCAGGAGATCGAGCAGACCTATAAGGCCACACAAGAGCGCATTGACCAGTACCTGAGCGAGGCTCAGACCCAGACCAACAAGGGCTTTTTTGCCCTCGTGAAAAACGCTGTGTCCAGTATCAAGAGCAAGGACTGGAAAGGACTTGCCAAGAATGTGGCACAGGCGATCTGGGGAGAAGTGGATCAGGATCAGCGGGAGATTATCTCCCAGTGGGCAGATGACGCTGCGGCTGCCATCAATGAGGCTTATGCCGGCGGCGGCCTGAAAGCCGCCCTGCAGGCTATCGCGGATATTTTTAACGAGGGCATTGTGCCCGGCGCTGAAAATGCCACAAAGGGCGTGAAGTCCTTTGCCGAGATCATTGACGGCCTGAGCAAGTCCGGCGGCGTGGGCACCCAGCTGGGCAACGTGGCCACGCAGCTGGGCAACCTCGGCACAAAGGCCATGGGCGTGCTGGGCACCATCGGCACCTTTATGGGCACCGGTGTAACCAACATCGGCACGGCCATCACCGGTCTGGCTGCGGATATCGGCGGCCTCGGCGGCACGATCCTCACCAGTTTGGCCAGCATCTTCTCTCAGGTGGGCGGCTTGATCCTCGCAAACCCGGAAATTGCCGCGGTTGTGGCCATTGCCGTGGGCCTTGTTGCCCTCGGTACGGCCCTCTGGGCAAAGTTCGGCAAGAAAAAAGAGGACACCTCCCAGACCCCGGCCACCAGCACTGCGATCTCTTACAAGGATCTGCAGGATGCCTATTGGTACGGCAATGAGAGGAGCAATGCCGGTTACATCAGCCGCAGCGATCCATACACCTTTGCAGGCAGCCGCAGCGGCTCCACTACGAGCACGCAGGCGCTGCAGCAGCAGGTGGAGAAGCAGAGCAGCGTGCTGGAACGCATCCTGAAAAAAATTGACGGTTTGAAAATCGACATGGACGGTGAAACGGTTGGCCGCATCGTCACGCCTCATGTCAATGACAATCTGGGCCAGCTGCAGGCGCTGGCAGAAAGGGGCAACTGATGTATAAAATCTATGCCTACCCTGCCGGAAACCCTGACAACAGGCAACTGCTGTATGAGCCCGGCAACCGCAAGGCCATTTTGCTGTCCCCCAAGCTGACCCGTGAGGTCAGCAAGGCGGGCAGCCTTTACTTTACCATGGATCGCTCACACCCCTTATATGACAGCCTGCCCAAAATGCGCACCGTTGTGTCTGTGCTGCAGGACGAGCGGGAAACATGGCGGGGCCGCATCCTAAACCACGAATCTGACTGGTACAACCGCCGCGTGATGTACTGCGAGGGCGCTCTGGCTTTCCTCAATGATAGCTGTCTGACCCCTTTTAACTTTGAGGGCACCCTGAAAGAGTTTCTGCGGCACCTGCTGGATGCACACAACAGCATGATGGGAGATCCGCTCAAATGCTTCGAGCTGGGCACCGTCACCGCTGCACTGGGAGATCTGCGCGTCCACTTTGGAGATGCAGATCAGTACGGCGTGGGCGAGGACTACGGCAGTACATGGGATATCCTCAGTAAAATGGTGCTCAAGATCTTCGGCGGTTATGTGTATGTCACCTACAACACCAAGACCGGTTACAATGTCCTCAACTATTGCGATCAGGCGTATGAGGCGGGCCGTCAGACTGCCCAGAAAATTGAGTACGGCGTGAACCTGCTGGATCTGACCGAAAAGACTGACACCACCGGCCTGATGACCCGCGTTTACCCGATGGGCAACAAACACACCGTGACCGAAACAAAATGGTATTGGAAAATCCTGTGGTGGGGCAAGTCCTACACCGAGAGCCACGAGGAGTGCTATGGTATCACGGACACGGACAGTGCCACCATCAACAAGTATCTGCCGGACGGTTTCACCTACAACCTCCAGCAGGGCTACATTGAGAGCACCGAGGCCGTGCGTAAGTTCGGCTATATCTGCAAAGATCGCCAGTATGACACGGACAGCGACAACGACACCTTTGCCGCTGCCGTGCAGGATCTGCAGCAAAACCACATGATGTCTACCTCCTACACGGTCAAGAGCGTGGATCTGGTAGATGCCGGGTTTGATACTGAGCGGCTGGATTTTGCCTGCTATGCTCAGATCGTCAGCGCCCCGCACAGTGTGGATGCTGTCATGCTCTGCACCAAGCTGGTGGAGCAGCTGGACGATACCGGCAAGAAAGATTTTTGTTTTGGCATGACCCGCAAGACCTTGACGGATCGTCAGGTGGCCGCGCTGGGCCGTACCAATCTGCTGGACGAGGATGCAGCAGCCTCCCGCGGGTACGCCTCCAACATTCTGGATCTGCTGAACAAGTACAAGAAAAAGAATGACGATAAGGTCACAAGTGTGGAGGACATTGCCAAACGCGCACAGTCTGCCGCGGATGAAGCAGCAAAAACCGCCACGAACTATCTGACCTTTGACCGCACCACCGGCCTGACCGTGGGCCACGACACCCTGCCCGGCAAAAAAGTGGTGATCTCCAACGATGCCGTCAAGGTCATTTCCGGCACCGCAATGGTCAATATCACTGCTGCGGGCATCGAGGTGACGGACGGCGCGGGCAGCTGTTCGATCACCAGTGGTGAGATCACGTTTAAGGGCATCCGCAACAAGCAGGAACTGTGGTATAACTCCGAAACCACTTTTGCGGCCCAGACTATCAAGCCAAAAGGGCTGTCTAATTATTCTGCGCTGCTGATCCTGTTTCGCAGTCAGAAAGGCGGCACATGGCTGGCCGGTGGTGGCAATGCCGGGCTGGTGTCCCTGATCATCCCCGTGAACGGCGTTGAAATGAGCATGGTATACCCGTGGAACACCGTACACAAGCGGAGTGTGACGGTATACTCTGACCGCATTGTTTTTGATGATGCCTATGAGCGCACATCAACCTATGGCGGCACGGCCGTGTTGGGTGCCTGGGGCTTTAACCTGCAAACCCCCGGATCTGACGGTTGGAAAAAAGACAACGGTATGTGTGTACCGTACAAGATTTATGGGTTTATGTGATGAAAAAAGAAGGATTTAAGTATCTGGCCAAGGTCTGCTCTGACGGCAGACTGTACAACGGCGCATGGTATCATATCAGCTTTTTGCCTGAGCCTGAGCCCAACGAGGCCGTCTTTGACGAGTTTCCCGAAACTGGCAACGGCACGAGTTGCAGCGATTATGTGTGGGACGGCAAAACGCTGACCTACAGCCCGGCACCGCAGTCTGACGCAGGAGGTGACGCATAATGGCAAGGCGCAACAGCGCGACCATTGGCGGGCATAACCTTTTCTTGGACTTTGGCCTCCAGATCTGTGAGGGCAGCCCCATCATTGGCGGCGCAGAGCCGGACAGCAAGCTGGTATATGTGCCCGCCCTTGATATCCCGTTAGATCTCAGCAAGTCCCTTGACGGCAAGATCCACTATAAGCAGCGCACGATCACCATTGAGGTGGTGTGCAAGCTGGCCCGCAAATATTGGCCAGCAATGCAAAGCAACCTCGAAAACGCTTTGCAGGGCCGGTGGCTGACCTGCGTGTTTGACAACGATCCATCGTGGGAGTGGCAGGGCTTGTGGCGCGTGGAGCCCAAGGACAGGGAGCTGCGCACGGCATCCTACACCATCACCGGCACCTGTGCCCCCTACAAGCGCAGCCTGACCGCTGCCGCCGGTGCCGATTGGCTGTGGGACACCTTCAACTTTGAGGAGGATGTGATCTGTTCGACCGCAACAGATCTCTCCTCGCTATAAGGAGACCAAGCATGGCAATTTCTTTTTCGTGGGCCGCTGTGCTCAATTCGATCCGCACGGCCATCTATGGCAAGGACGTGAGGGAAAATATTGCCCAGATGGGCGAATACTGCAAGCAGTATGCCGAGGAGGCGGGCACGCGGGCTGACGGCGCCAAAAGCGCAGCTGACAAGTCCGCAAGTGCTGCAGCGTCCTCGGCCATACAGGCCGGGCAGTCCGCAACGGCGGCAGCTGGCTCTGCTACCGCTGCCAATCAGTCCGCACAGGATGCCAAAAAGACGGCATCCGAAACCGCCGCCAGTACGCTGGCCGCCCTCGGTCTGACCGTGGCAGACGGTAAGATCTGCGCGGTGTACAGGAGGGATAGCACATGATCCGGCACAATGTATCTCTGGATAGCTCTGGCCGTGCCCGTCTGGACGACAAAGAGCATGAGCTGTTTCTGGGCTACTCGGCCAACCGTGACGTGTATGCCCTCAACGTGCTGGCTGGGCCTGAGTGGGCCGGGCTGGCTATCCGGGTATTTTGGCACATCCCCGGCGGCTCTGATCCTCCCGCCTCGCTGGTGGTGGACGGCTCTGTCACCGTTCCGGCGCTGGTAACTGCAAGATCTGGCACCGGCTGCATCACCTTTGAGGGCACAGACGGCGGCAAGCTGATCGCAAGCGCAGATGTGCTTTACAGGGTGGGCAGCAACAGCGGCACCACCGCTGGTGCAACGCATGACCCTGAGCCGGACGCATGGCAGCAGTTTGTGGATGCCGTTAAGTCTGACGCAGCTGCCGCCCAGCAGGCCGCTCAGGATGCTGCCGGATCTGCAACGGACGCGGGCACCTCTGCCGGTGCTGCCGATCGGAGCGCCAAGGCCGCGGCCAAGAGCGCAGGCGCAGCAGCTGACAGCGAGAGTGCAGCGGGACAGTCTGCACAGGCTGCCGGTGACAGCGCTGCAGAGGCTACCCGGCAGGCAGGCCTTGCTGCACAGGCAGCTGAGGGCAAAGGGTATATGTATCTGGAGGATCACGACAACAACGGCACGCTGTCCCTCGTGATTGCGGACAGTATCACGGACGAGATCACGCTGCGCGACAATGGTGCGGGCGTTTTGGAGGTGGTGTATCAGTGAGCAGAGAGCACATCATTGGCCCGTACAGTGCATACGCTATCGCCGTAAAGTACGGCTATGAGGGCACCGAGGAGCAATGGATTAAAGAGCAGGAGGCCAGCAGGCTGGATGCAAAGCAGTCCGCGTCCAAAGCTGAGGCAGCCGCAGGCCGGGCAGAGAGCGCCCAGAAAGCGGCAGAATCTGCAAAGGCTGACGCGCTGGATGCCATTGGCACCAGCAAGCAGGGCGCTCTGGATGCCGTGCAGCAGGCCCAGACCGGCGCGGTCAAGGCCGTAACCGACACCCAGACCACTGCCACAAAGGCTGTCCAGACTGCCCAGAGCACTGCCACCAGTGCTGTGTCCAAAGCACAGACCACGGCCACTGCTGCTGTGCAGAAGAAAGGTGAGGACGTACTGGCCACCATCCCGGAGGACTACACCAACACCATTGCCCGCGTGGCTGCACTCGAATCCTGCGGCTTTGTCGTGGTAAACGGCAAAGTCTGCATGAAATACGTTAAAACCTGAAAGGAGTAAATCTCATGGCTGAATCTATGGTAACTGATCCGATCTATCTGGACGAAACCGCGAAAGCCAACGGTGCAAAGCTGGATCTGCTCAATGCCACCATGCTGGGTGTGTCTGCCTCGCTGGGCGTGCTGGCAAAGGCACAGACCGGCATTTTTGAGGAGATGGATTATAACGCCATCAAGGCCGTTGTGGACGCTGGCAGCGCCCCGATCACCTTCCCCACCGGCACCCAGCTGGTGAACACCTACACGGACAAGGACGGCAAAGCCTACAACTGCCCGTGGGACGTGGTGCAGCCGGACGATACCGCAGAGGGCGAGAGCGGCACCACGGCACCGGCAATGGTGCTGCAGATGCACTATGCAACCTTGTATGATCTGCAGTTTTCCGCTTATCAGGCGTTCTATGTGGTGCCGGACGGCGGCCTTGTGGCGGGCACCTATAACGTCAAGATGGGCCTTGACTGGGGCACCAACGTTAAGAACGGCACTGTCTATCAGTTCACCCTGACCAAGGCGGCCCCGGCTGGTGCCCGTCTGACCGGCTTCTATAACGCCCCGGACACCGCACCCACCAGCTGGAAGGTCTATGTCTACAAGGATCAGCAGAAATCTGAGCTGCTGGAAACCTGCAGCGTGACCGCAGGCAGCGCTGGCACCAATCTGGGCACCTTCCTTGCCAAAGAAAACGGCGACCTGAACGGCCTGCATCCTGTGGGCTATGGCGACAACCGGTGGTGGAAATCCGCGTACCGGCAGTACCTGAATAGTGACGCAGCGGCAGGCGCATGGTGGCAGCCGCAGGATAAGTGGGACATGAAACCCGATCAGGCCGACACCCTGCCCGGTTTCCTGTCTGGCTTCTCTGATGACTTCAAAAATGCCCTGTCCCGCGTGAAAGTCGTGACCTACGGCAACAACGTCACCGATGACGGCAGCGCCGTTGTAACCTATGACAAGGTTTTCCTGCCCTCCCTGCAGGAGATCTATTGCAGCCCGCAGGTGTCCGGTGAGGGCACCTATTGGCCCTACTGGAAGGAACGCACCGGCGCAAAGACCCCGCAGGCCCTGTGGCAGACCTATCCCCTGCGCATTACCCGCGATCTGGCACAGCGTACCGTGGGCCGCAATGTGCGGCTGCGCTCTGCGAATCGTGGCGCCGGCAGCCACGCTTTCACCGTCATCAGTTCCGGCGGTGTGGGCAGCTGGTCCGGCATCAACGCGCTTCGCAGCGCCCCGGCTTGCAAAATCACCAAATTGGCATAATCACCGGGCAATCCCTTGCCCGGTGAGAAAGTGAGGGCTTTACATGGCAATGCGCAAAGACGAGATCCCGGACAACAAATTTACTTTGCCGCTTGATGCACGGGATCTGGCATTGTACACCAGACAGATCACCAAAAACGCAAAGATCTTTGACCCGAAGATTGACGCGCACCTCCCCGGCCAGCTGCGTGCGACTGCCGATCAGATATATTTTGATATCTTTGAGGCCAACAGCATCCGGGTGGACGGGCCGGAAACCAGAAAGGCCCGACTTGACCTCCAGAAACAGGCCGTCCGGCTGTGTACCCGCCTGCTGGCTGAGATGGACATGGCAAAAGTCAGTTTCCATCTCTCCGGCAAGCGGTGCGTTTTCTGGGGCGGTAATGCGCAAGATATCCGGCAGCGCTGCCGGGACTGGCACGAGAATGATGCAAAGCGGTATAAATCGCTTTGACATAAAAATGGCTGTAGGCTATTGGGCCGCAATGTGCGGCTGCGCTCTGCGAATCGTGGCAACGGCAACAACGCTTTCAACGTCAACAGTTCCGGCGGTGTGGGCAACTGGAACGGCATCAACGCGAATCGCAGCGCCCCGGATTGGACGGCAGCAAACCCACAAAAGCCTCTGCATAGCAGGGGCCGGGCGAAAACTGCCGTGCAAGGAGCCGAGTGCCATGCCTGCCCTCTTGGCAGGCGAACAATAGCCGCCGGACGTGGCCACCCTGCGGGGTGCTGTCTGCTATCACCCGGCTGCTCCTTGCGAGGAGAACTGAAAAACAGTGCAAGAAGATGAAATAATCGGCTTTGATGCCCTGTATGCCTCAATGGGCAAATGCTCCAAAGGCGTGCGCCGCAAGGCTGCTGTGGGCAGATATTGCCTGTTTGGCATGGACGAGATCCTGAAACTCCATCAGGAACTTGTCACAGGAACATACAGGGCACGGCCAACATCAAAAGTTAAAATCACCTATCCAAAGCCCCGCGTGGCGGTGGCTACCAGTTTCCGGGATAGGGTATATCAGCGCTCACTCAATGACAATGCCGTCTATCCGGCCATGTCAAAGGGCTTTATCCGGCACAATGCGGCCTGTCAGACAGGCAAGGGCACCGACTGGGCCCGGCAGCAGGTCAAGCTGATGATGGAGCGCGAATACCGGCAGCACGGCCCAGACGGCTGGTGTCTGCTGGTAGATATCCGGCACTATTACGATACGATGCCGCACGAGGTGGCAAACCGGCGCTTTGAGCGCAAACTGCCATACAACGTGTATGCCCGTGTGCGTGACGTGCTGGATCGCCAATACACCGGCGAGGCCGGTTATAGTCCGGGCAGCCAGATGGTGCAGCTGGCCGGGATCTCGGTGCCTGACCCCATAGATCACTACATCAAAGAGCGCCTGCGTGCGGACAAGTATGTCCGCTTTATGGATGATAGTTGGATCTGTCACCATAGCAGGGAGCAGCTGGTGGAGTGGCGGGAGGCCATCCGAGCCCGGTATGCTACCGAGGGAATGGAACTACACCCGACCAAGACTAAAATAGTCCGGCTGCGGGATGGCTTCCGTTTTCTCGGCTTTATCTACCGCCTGACACCGGAGGGCAAGGTCATAATGACCGTTGACCCGCAAAACGTTAAGGCAGAGCGGAAACGCCTGTACAGGCTGGCCCAGCTTATCAAGGCGGGCGAGAAGCCCGTCACCGCTCTGCGCGAACAGTATAAATCATGGAAAGCCCATGCCGCCAAAGGCAACTCCAAGCAGCTGCTGCAGCGCATGGATAAATACGTTAAATCTCTTTTGGAGGGGATAACATGAAAATTCTTCACAATCCCGGCAGCATTCAGGCCGCGACTGAGGACGAAAACCGGGACGCAGATCTGGCACAGATTGCGTCTATGGTGGATTTTCTGTGCATTCTGGCCGATGTCCCGACCGAGGACGAGGCCACCAACACCGAGGAGGGCATGAGCAATGAACGAGAATCACAGCGCAGCCTTTGACAAGGCAAAGAAAGAGTATGAGGCAGGCCGGTGGTCTAAGGCCATGCTCAAAATTTTGGTGCAGCGCAAGCCCCAGCGCCTGACTGAGGCCGAATATACCGAGATCACCGGTGAGCAGTATGCTGGAACTTGAGTTGATCGACCTGCTGACCTCCACGCTGCACAGGCTGCTTGATATCGTCCACCGGCAAAACACGCAACTCCACCAGCTGGGCGGCGTTGCGTGCGAGGAAGAGCTGGAAGATATTGAGTTGACCTGTGAGGCCGTGGGGCTGGGTGCCCATGATGGGCAGGAGGACAAAGACAATGGCAGATAAGATTATTATGGACGTGAGCCGCTGGCAGGGCTCTATCAAGTGGGATCAGGTCAAGGCCAGCGGCAAGGTTGACGGCGTGATGCTGCGGGCACTGGGCACCAGCAACGGCAAGCCCTACATTGACCCCACCTTTGAGGCTAACTATAAGGGCTGCACGGAAAACGGCATCCCTGTGGGCGTGTATTATTATAGTACCGCCCGCACCCACTGCGCAGCTGACCGGGAACTGGACGTGCTGCACGGTGTACTGTCCGGCAAGGTGCTGGGCCTGCCGGTAGCGGTTGACATTGAGGATGCTGCACTCAGCAAACTGGGCAAGCAGACTCTCACCGATCTGACCGCCTACGCGCTCAACGAGATCCAGAGCTGGGGCGTGTACGCCATCCTGTACACCGGCCTCAACTTTGCCCAGAATCACCTGTACATGACCGGTGCAGCCCTGAAACCCTTTGACGTGTGGCTGGCCGCATACCGCAACAATAAGCCCTCCCCCGGCTGGCCCTTTGGTATGTGGCAGTATACCGACAGCGGCACCGTGCCCGGCGTTGAGAAAGGTGTGGATCTGTCCCGCGCCTACAAGGACTATACCACCATCATCCGCAAGAAGGGCCTGACCCGTCTGAAGGGGGCCTAATGGAACTGTATGAGGCACTGAGGACTGTTGCCCTCGCTTTCGTGTCCTTGTTCGGCTTTCTGGGATCTTTGGACAAAGCTTTTGAATTGTACAAGAAGTACAAGGGCCTCGCTCAGGCACCGGATAAGAAACAGGACGATGCCATTGCAGAACTGCGCAAAGAAATCAATATGCTCAAAGATGGGTATATCCGGGTGCAGGATGCCCTTGCACGCGATCTGCGCCGTTTTGCTGGGATCGATGAAGTGAGCCGCTTAAACCTGCAGGGCGTTCAGGCCCTGCTCAAGGCCGCACTCACCGGCAACAACAAGGTATCTATGCAGAAAAGCATGGATGAAATTGACGAGTATTTGCTGAAAGGAGCAACGAACCATGGAAGAAATGATGAATAATCTTTTGAATTTTATCCCCGCATGGGCCGCCCTGATCCTGATGCTGGGCGGTTTTGCCTTTTACGTCACCGGTGCCATCCGTCTGGGCTATGGTGCCAGCGTGCGCCCGTTGGTGCTGGATCTGATCGAGCGTGCAGAGCACGAGATCCAGGGTACCAAGAGAGGTGCCGAGCGTAAGGCGTGGGTGGCCGCAAAGCTGCGTGCCGCTCTGGATGCCAGCAAGTTCGGCAGGCTGTTCAGCTGGATCATCACGGACGAAACCCTCAGCAAGGTGATCCAGTTCTTTTTTGACCGCGCAAAGGCCGCGGTCAAGCAGTAAAGTATAAAGCAAAGCCCCGTGGAACCATACGGAACCACGGGGCTTTTTATGTTGGCAACCGTGTAGGCAACTGGTGAAGTCTTACACGGTCTGTGGCGTTTCTTCAATTCCTTTGCAATGGAAAATCCCCCGCAGTTTTCACGAAACTACGAGGGATTTTCTTGGCGGAGTAGGAGGGATTTGAACCCTCGCGCCGTTGTTTAGA